GGACATAGAGCAATAGGCTTAAAAGGATCTGCTTTATATCAAAAATACTGTAAAGGGAAAGAATAATATAATTAAATAATATTATTAAACTTGCCAAATATATAAAAATAGTGTAATATAAATAAAGAAAAAACAAATAATTAAATAGAGCTCCAATACAGAGAGCCAATCTGAAAGACTTTATAATTAAGTTTTTTAGGCTGGCTCTTTTTTTTATTGAAAAATAAGAAAATATGAGGATAAATAATGATAACTAAAAAAGATTATGAAACCGAATATGCAATGGACACTCTATTAAAAGCCGAAGATATTAAAAAAGACAAAAAACTAATGACCGGAATATCAAAAATGCTGGACAGGAAACAGAAAAATATAGCCAATATTTTAAGAAATTCAGCACTTAAAGCAAGTGAAAAATAAGGAGGGAACTTATATTGAAAATTAAAATTGAAATTGGGAAACTCAAAATCGAAATTGGTTGGATGCATATAATATTTCTTGGTATATGCTTATTTATAGGCTTTTGTTTATTTGTAAATTGGGGCCTAAATTTATAAAAAATAAAATTATAAAAAAGAGGATGTGTAAATTTAATGGGGAAAACAGTAAGAGGGAAAAGGACTGGAACAGGTCCATATAAGGGAAGTTATCAAGACAGAACTTCTAAAGTAGGTAGAAGGCAACAAGCTGGAGAACCGTGTCCTAAATCTACAAAAAGTAAAAAATAAAATTATAAAGGAGATTAATAAAAATGGCTGATTTAACAACTCAAATTAAAAAAGCACTGAAGAAAGCAGGGCTTGATGAGGAGTTAGCAGAAAAAATCAAGGTGACTGATGAAAGTCAAATTGAAGCAGAAATCGAAAAGTTAAAAGGGAAAATTGATCTTAACCCGGAACAGCTTATCGCTGCCGTTAAAGAGGCTGGGCTGGAAGAAAGTTTTAATAAGTACCTGCAAAGCGAGACGGACCGGAGGGTATCGCAAGCTATTACTACTCATGATCTAAAAACAGCAAAAGAAAAAGAAGAAGCGGCCGCAAAGGAAAAAGCAGAAGAAAAGAAAAAGAAAGAGCAGGCAGATATGAGCGATTCCGAAAAGAAAATATCAGATCTGACCGAAGAAGTTAGTAAATTGACTACTTTAGTAAAGGATTTGAGCGGAACAACTGTTAAGACAAAACGGGAGACTTTAATCAAAGATGCCCTAAAAAAAGCAGATTTGAGCGAAGGATTCTCAAAATATATTACAGTTGATAAAGACGAGGACATCGAGGAAAGTGTAAAAAATCTAAAGGATCAAGTTCTGGAACACAAACAAGCCGAAATTGATGAGAAACTTAAAGGTGGAGAAGTACCTCCGAAGGGTGAACCGGCGGGAACCGTTGGAGAAGAAACAGCGAAGACTTTTGCAGAAGAAAAAAATAAAGGGGCCAAAGGAGAACCTTTTCAGGGACTATCAGAAGAAGAAATCAAGAAAGGCGAAGAAATTAAAGAAAAATAATATATCAAACGAGGTGAAAAAATAATGAGTTTACAAATAAAAAAAGAAACAGGATCTGTTTATGATCCTGTATTTCTAAAGATATTAGAAGATATTCCTGGCGGAATAACAATAAAAACCAACAGATTTCCGACCACTACTAAAGAAATAAAAAAAGGAACATTGTTAAATGCCGATGCTTCTAGTGCGGGATTGTACAATGTAATAAAGACTGTAAGAGCAACGGCTGCGAAAACTACATCAGTTACTGTTTTAGCAATCGAACCTACTGACCACTTATTTAAAATTGGTGATCTCATATTTTTAAATAGTAATGGACCAACTGCTACAACAATTAGTAGAGTGTCAACCACTGCTATTGCTGTTTTAACGACTGGTGGTGCAGTTGCTTCGGGTGCAGTTTTATACGAAACTGCCACTGTTAATACCGTAACCGCTCTGTATGACGCAGACGCTGTTTTAAGAGATAATGTAGAGGTAAGAAAAGGTGGAGTAACAACTCTACTGGATAATTTGTTTGCAGGGGCTGTCGTTAGAGGAACCGTAGATGAATCCGAATTACCTTATTTCGTTACAACCCAACATAAAACTGACTTAACTGCCAGGATAAGATTTGCATAAAGATTAAATAAAAATATCAAACGAGGTGAAATATAATGGAATATAGTTTATTAAAAGAAATAGACAAAAAAAGTTTGCAGGCCTATCTTATTGCCCGTGTATTCGAAAAATTATTTTGGCCTACATTTTTTCCTTTAAAATCAACACCCTTTTTAACTTACGAAACCTTAGTCGGAAGTAAGGGGAACAGGGTAGCTGCCGATGTAGTTGCATACGATGTGAGTGCACCGCTAAAAACTAGAAGGACCGTAAGTAAATTAACCGGAGATATCCCTTCTATTAGAATGAAAAAGAAAATGACAGAAAAAGATTTAAACACCTACAATATACTAAAAGCCCAGGCGAGACCAGAACAGAAGGCTCTACTTGACCTTGTATTTGGAGATGTAGATGATTGTATAGACGGAGTAAATGCCCGGCTAGAGTGGATAATATTCCAAGCATTATCTAAAGGACAAATAACGCTTTCTACCGTTACAAATGCTGCAGGAGTAATAACAGAAGAGGCCATCGATTTTGGACTTCCTTCAGCTAATAAAGAAGTCGTTGTGGGTGCCAATACTACTAAATGGACAATTTCTCTTGCTGCAACTTCTAAACCTATAACCGATATAGAATATGTCCTTGAGCAGGCCCGGGACGCCGGAGTAGACCCAAAATATATACTAATGAATCGTTCTAAATGGTTGGCATTTAGAGTATCAACTCAAGTTAAAGATTTCGTGCTTCCATTTGCTATTTATGGCGGAACAAGGCTAAAAAGAGCTCCTACAATTGAAGTGGCAAATAATGCTTTAAAATCTGAAGGACTCCCTCAGATAGTCATAATTGATACCAGGATAAGCTACGAGGATGCAGAACATACAATTACATCAGTTGATCCCTGGTTAGATTCTGCTGGCGCGGACAGATATGTAACTTTCATGGAAGATCTAAAATGCGGAGATATGCTCTATGGACCAATAGCCGAAGAAACCAATCCACCCAAACAAGTGGTTCAAGCCAAAAAAGGACCTATCCTGATTTCCAAATGGTCGGATGTAGATCCTGTGGCCGAATATACTAAAGGTGAATTGAATGCATTCCCATCCTGGCCCACAATAGATAGAGTATTTTCTCTTGATACCGAAATGTCGACTACCGGAGCATGGGGTACATAATCTAAATGACTAATAAAGAGTCTCTACAATCATTAACTGAATATGAAAATGATGATTTATTGGAGAAACTTCTTTTGGATCGAGGGGTTGCAACAGGGGGAACTTATTCGGCAGCTAATGCTAAAGATGTAGATTTATGTGCGGCCGATTTATATTTTACTCTTGCAACCCATCCCGACCTAAAAGAAGGATCTTCTACCACAAAATATAATGGGGCTCAACTTATTGCAATGGCCACAAGGATTTTGAAGAAATACGATATGGATAAACCAACAGTTAATGGAGAAGCGGTATGGTAATAAAAAGATATCCTCATACAGCAATTTTAAGTTATTATGAGGCCGGGACTACCAGCTCGATCGGAATATATACTCCCAGGACTTTGGTAACAATAGGGATTATCTGTAATGCTCAACCGAATTCAACTAAATATATTATAGGAGAATCCGGGAATATGATCGGATATAATTGGTTTATAACTTCTCCATTATTCGCTAGTGCGGGAAGCGTTCCTGATGGCGCAAAATTAGAATTTTTTAACAAAGAACATATAATTTTACAATTATTTGAATATCAAAAACATATAGAAATGAAGTGTTAATATGCCTTTAATTCCTGGATTTAGCCAGGGTGATATAGATAGAAGAATAGATAGATTTAAGGTTAATATAGAACAAAGAATTATCTGGACCCTGGCTATGGCAGGCGAAAAATTTGTCAATGATGCCAGGAGTACAAGGACATATCAAGATCAAACTGGAAATTTAAGAAGTTCGATCGGATATATAATTGCCCGGGATGGAAATATAATCCAGGAAAATATAGAGGGAAAAGCCGAAGGTGTGGCCCAGGCGAGAAAAACTGCAAACGAAGTATTAAGAGAAAATAAAAAGGGATTTATCTTGATTGGATTTGCAGGTATGGAATACGCCTGTGCTGTTGAAGCAAAAGGATATGATGTAATTACCGGAAGCATACCAGGAGTAAAAGATCTTTTAAAGGCAAAGATAAAGGAATATAGCTTATGAAAACAACATTTGATATAAACGATATATTGTTTCCTATCATCAATACAGAAGAGGTTCAGGCCACAATCGATGGTA